TAAATTCATTATAATTAGAAAAATTTACTTCAATATTATCATTACCGTTAAATGATTTCATCAACTTTATAGAAGTAGATTGATGAACTGCTTTTTGTAATGGAGTTATAGCAATATGTTTTAACATTATTTTGGAAATAATATTTCCTTTTGAATCTTCTCCATCAACATTATCATCAGATGATTTTTGCAGAATCTTTCCACCCAAAGAAGCTCCAAATCTATTACTCTTAGCTTTCAAAGCTGGTTGAATAACATTATCAACATACCTATTTCCTTTAAAAAGAAAACCTCTGCAAACAGGAATTTGTCTATTAACATCAACAAAAAACTCTGTTGGTTCGCCGATTATTGCTTCAGCTCTATCTATTGGATTTTTCCCTAAAATAGAAATATGATCATAATCTATTACACCGTCTTGCAAAAATCCTTTTATACAATCTTCATCGAAAGCTTTTAGAAGTATTTTGTCATTTACTCTGTCAAACGTAGGTTTATTTGGAATAATTTCGATAGGAATTCTATCATTTGATTCTTCTCCAGCTTTTACCATATCAACTGGAAAACTAAAATAATTTAATTCCATTCTTCCTCCTCTAAATAAAAAAAGCCTAACACAAGATTTTGTTTTCTTATGTTAGGCTTGGAGCCTTTTGAAAAACTTAAACTTTATAAATATTAATTATAATTTATCTCAATATTATTACTATGTAAACAAGAATTTTCAAAAAAATTGTTAACTTTTTCTAAGATTATTTTTTGCATCTTCTATAAGAAGAGTTACGGCAAGATAGAAAGAATTGTAATCATGAACTATACATCCATGACCTAATCTTTCTATTTTTATTCTCATATTATCTAAGCATTTTTTTATCCCATCTAAATCCCTTAAAACCTCTTTATTGTTGCAAGTTTCTAATTGTTTCTTCTTTTTTTGTTCTTTTTTCATTTATTTTTCTTATAACCTTATTGGTTCTTCTTAAAATACAATAAGTTGAAACTTTACAAAAATCAAAAATTTTATTAGCTTTTCTTTTCATATATTTATTATATACAAAGAATAAGATTTTTTAACACTATAAATCTACTACTTCTTTCCTTTGAATTGAATCTTCTTCCTTATTAAATGTTAATGGTAATGATATCACCTGTTTACATTGTTGGCATCTACAGAGAACATTTCCATCTTCATTAAGAAAAACCAATCTAGATTTAATAACAATATCTCCAGTATTTTTAAACTGTTTAACGTTATTTTCTAATATTTGTTTTTTGCAATGTGGACATTCAAAAATCATTTTTTCTTCCTATTGTATATTTTATATTTAACATTGTCTATATACATTATTCCATTATTTATATTAATAAAATAAAAATTCAATTTTCCATTACATATTATTAAATACATCATATTAACTATTATATTCTCTATATCTTCATATGAAAAAAAATCCTTACTTCTATGAACATGATATATTACTATTAAATTGTTTAAACTAAAAAGAATTTTTGTTAATGCTCTTAATTTACTAAAAAAACCCATTCTAAACTTATGTGGTGACTTACTCTTATTATTAACTTTATAAATTTTCCTTAATATGTTATCTTTCCCGGAAACAAATCCACACTGCTCGTCTTCATTAATGTTTATTAATTCATTATATAATTTCTTATCTATGTAAATCATATGAATCCTTTTGTATCATTAACATTCATTTTTGCTATCACTTCTTTTTCTAAAAGTTTGTCTTCTAATTTTTTTTGTTCATCTCTTAATTTTTGATATTCAACTAACAAATTCTTTATTTTAGAAATGTTTTCATCAGAAAATGCATCTAGATTTATTTCATCAAAAAGCATATTTAAAAAAAATCCTCTTTCGCCATAATCTTTGTTTCTATGGTATTGAACTCTTTGTCTTTTTTCAAATAACTTAAATATTTCTTCTATAGATTTTTCCAAATCTACAAGATGAAACCTTATTTGTTGTATTTTTGAAAAAGTATTAACATTTTCTTTATTTAATTTCATTATACTTCCTTATCCAATAAAATACCCATATCTTTACAATTTTGTTTTAAAAAATTTATTGAATTGATGCATTCTTTTTTAGTTTTATATTTCCTACTTGTTAATAATATGCTAAATTTAGAAGTAATTAGATTGTATCTCCAATTACCACTTATGTCTGCATATACTCTAAAAACGCAATTTTTCTTATATTTTTTTCTAAATAATTCTTTTTAAAAAACTTAAATATTGCCATATTATTACCTTTTATTTCTAATAGGACCTTCTATATAAAAATTATTATAAATCCAATTTCCTAATGTTTTTTCTCCATAAAAACAATTATACACATTTTCTTTCTCATCTTCTAATGTCCAATATCCTCCCTGCTCATCTATATTATAGAATATTATATACCCGTTCCAAAATCCTAACTCTATTCTTATTGTATCTTTATCCATTATCAACCACCATTATTTGCATTATTAGGTATAAACCCTGAATGAATCATCCAATGTGAGAAAGATTCTTTAGATTCGAATCTGTTGTGCTCCTTTCCTTTGCTGTCTGTAACAGTCCAGTACACTCCATCAACCATACTCTTATCTTTAATCATGTTTACATTATAGCCGTTCCATGTTCCTATTTTCATTTCTTATTCCTCCACTTTCCTTCTTTGAAGCCCTTGTTCATGTAAGGAAGAATGTCTGATGACTCATTAACCAAAGTTATATTTAATTTCTTTTTTATTCTATTTGATAAAATTTTGTATTCCATTGATCTTAAAAAGTCTCCTCCTTTTCCTTTATACTTTTCAACAATTCTATCTAATTCTTCTTTTGTAGCTGTTCCTAATTCTGTAGATAAGATATATCTATTCTCTATCTTAAAATATATATCTTTTTTCATTACAACTTCTGCAAACATACTTGTAGGAACAAATGCAGGCAAGTGGCCTTCCCACTTTCCATGGCTCTGCCTTTCGAGATAATCGTCTATACTTCCTTGAGCCGCTATATCCTTTGCCATATACTCATAGTATTTTTGGTTCTCTTTTGCATTAAGCTTTGATTTGTTAAAATGAGTTTTCTCATCAATTCCTTCAATAGTATTTGGCATATTCTCAAAAATTCTATGTAAAGATCTTGCATGGTAAGTAACAGATTTTTTAGTCTTTTTCTCTAAAACTTTTACTATAGCTACAGTTTTATCAGTTTCCCTTTGTATCTCCATTAATTCAAAAGCCTCTCCATTATCTTTTCTTATTATCGTTTTACCAACAAATTTATCTAACACAGATGAATCTTCTAACCTTGTAGAACTTTTCTCACTCCACTCTCTATGATCATACATCTCGCCAGAATAAAAAGAGGTGCCAGCAACTGGAGTCATATTGAAGTCAGGATGCCTCATTATGTCCTGCTTGAGTATTATCGAGATCTCGCCGTATCCGCTTCCGTTGCCGTTTGGCCCAATGATGCTGAAGACATGCTTGTTTGTACCCAGCTCTTTGTCAACTTCATACCCTATAGCCCCTTTTTTATCTTCTAATGCTAAATCTACTATTTTACCAAGTATATTTTGAAATGATTTTTTATATTCTTCTTCTCCTAATTCCTTTTTTAATAATTCAAAAGTTACTGGTATTATTCCGCCATCACTTTTTTTTCTATCTTCATATAATAACTCTGCTATTTTATTTCCATATTTAGGTCTTATCTCACTCTCTATATAAGCATATACCGAGTTCCTCCCGCTTTCTTCCAACTGGTCTAATGACTTCAAACCACCGCTTTCAAGAACTTTAAGAAATTTATCTGTACTGAGAGAATGTACTGGCGTGAGGTTCTTTGCAAAGGATTCTATTTTTTTTATATTTATTTTTTTTAATTCATTAGCTAAACTAATTTCATTCTCTAAATTATCCCTAATATCAAAAAGATTATCTACTTCTTTTTGTAAAATAGTTATTTCTTGTATAATTTTTTGTGATAATTCTTTATTATTGTATAAAGCTATTTTTTTCATTATTTTTTCTATAGCTTTATTATTTTCATTTTGTTTTTTTAAAAGATCTTCTTTATTAAATATACTTTTTATCTCGTCATTGAGAAACCTCTCGTTGGCCTTGAAGTCTATTCCCTTGTTGAGGTTTTTAATCGGGATTTCTTCAATGAGATCCTTATTTTCCTCTTTTCTAAGGACAAGCTTTTTTGTCGTGTATGGAACCCATTTGTCCTTCGAAACCTTCTGCATTTTTTTTCCTTTCCATGTCCTTATCGTGCCGACCGGGAAATCTTTGGACTTTTGAAGCTCTTCACTATATATTGCATTTGATTTCATTAATTTATCCCATTTGTTTTTTTTAAAAATCTCAATGAAATAAGGATGTATTTTTTTCTCCTTTAAAATAATTTGATCTTTCCATTCTTCCAAACTATTTTTATATCTATTCTTTAATTCCTTTTTGTTTACTCTTATCATTATTCCTTCTTCAAAATTAGAAAATTTATATCCTAAAGTATCATTTGGAGTATTAGCTAAATATACTCCTTTTCCTAATTGCCCAGTCTTAGATTCTTTAATACCTTCACTAGTTATTTTTTTAATAGAATCTTTAGAAGTTATATGATAAAAATAATCATTAGAATTTTTATTCAGTTCATTTATATTTATTTTCTCTTTCTTTTCTCCAATCTCTCTCCAAACTCCGTCTCCAACCTTTCTATATGTTTTCCCTCCCCATGTTCTTGTGCTTCCTATTGGTAGTTTTCTTGACTTTAGTAATCCATCTTTGTCACAACCCCAATCATAATCTATTTCTTCTATAAATCCACCATCTAAAGATTTTACCATCGTTCCCTTAAACTGTTTTGAAAATATCTTCTCTTTAAATTCATCTATGGACATGGTTGTCATTGTGCCAAAAAACTTCGGGCTATCATATTGTCCTAAATATGCTTTCTTTGCCTGTTTGCCAGAATCAAACCCTAACATTACCTTATCTTCATCGTATTTGGATGTCTCTGGGTCATTCTGGTGAACCACAAATACTACCTCAGAGTTTTTATTTGGACCAATATAACAGTCCAAGTGATCTTTGTCTTTGCCTACAGTTCCTCTTATATATCCATAAGGATATTTCATGTATGTCTTCCATTTTTTTCCATTATTATCTGTGCCTTCTCTATAAGATCCTTTTCTGTTTTCTATTGATATATCCACTCCTTGAAATTTTGTTCTACCTTGAAGTTTGTGTCCACTAAATGTTAATGATTTTAATAATAAATTTTTATTTGTTTTGAAATATATTCTCTTTTCTGATTTTTCTATACTATCTTTTCTTAAAAGTCTTTCTATTAATTTTACTCCTTCTGGCTGGTAATTATTGAGAACCTCTAAATATCCTATATTTGATACTTTTCCTAAAATATACCATTTAAATAGGGTTGCTAAAACTTCTTTCTCATTTGAGTAAGTATGTTTTTGAATGAATATTCTTCCGTCACCATCCTCATTTTTTAATTTGTTAAATATATTCTCCAATTTTAGTTTGGATATTATGTCTAATTTATCATATCTAAAAAACTGATGGCCGAGTTCATGGATAAAATCTCCCATAAAATCAGGTGTAGATTCATATAATATTATAACACCACCATCATATTCTGCCCTTGACATCTCATTTGTTCTGTCATTCTTTTGGAGATATACTATTATATTATTTTTAAGTTTTATAGCTTGGTCTATTTTGTTTATGATTTCATTTAACTTATTATATACAAGATTAGTTCGAGATTCTTCCCAGCCAAAATTTTCTAAAATAAGTTTACCCATTCTAAGTTCCTTTCTTTTTAAGTTTATCTATGATTGCTTTTATTAACTCTATCAGCTGTTTCATTTCTTATATTCTCTTATGTACTTTAGAAAGTTGTCTTTCTCTTCTTTTCTTATCTCTTTTAAAGCATCATTTAGTTTCATTTTATTCTCTAAAACAGCATGTGCCAATTTATGTGCTTCTTTTGATATTTGAAACTTTTTTTCTTCTTTTATAGCTTCTTTTGATCCAATTTTTTCCATCATCTTCTCTTTTGCTCCGGGCCCTGTTCCGTTTTGTGGCCCTCCTTGAGATCCAATTGGTTTTCCTCCACATTTTCCTCTATCACTTTTTATTAGATCACCTCTTTCACTTAATTCATTTGACTTGAAAAAATCTGAATCATTTAAAAATGGTTGTTTCATGGTTTTACCTCCAATTTGTTTATTTTCTCTTTTGCCTCTATGTAATATTTTTCTACTTTATTTTTAAGTTCTTTGTTTCTAGTATCTTCTAATTTGTTATTTATATCCTCTAAATATCCTAAAAATTCATTTGCTTTGTCTATTCTTTCTTTTTCTAAAAAATTTTTAACTTTCTGCAGATAGTCTTCTGCTTGTATAACAAAATCATTTTTTGCTTTTATTAAATCTAAGTTTAGTTCTTTAGATTTTTCTATTTTATAAACTATCTTATTTATTCCAGTATCAAATTCTTGAACTGCAGGATTAATAACTTGGTACCAATGAGTGCACCACGGGTGAGTAGGAATACAAATCCACTGGTCATTTACACCTCTTCCTACATTGTTCTTTCCTATCCATATAGCATATTGAGCGTATTCATCATCTATTCTATCATCAGACAGTGGTGTATCTACTAATAGTACAATAGTACCTAACCATTTGTTGCACCATTCATTTGGTTTTTCCCCTGGAAAATAATTCCCAGAATATACAAAATATGTTTTCTTCCCTTTATTTTCATCTCTAACAGAAGCAAGGTACCCGTTGCTCATAGCATAGGAAATTTCGGTCACGCAGATTCTTCTCCAATCGCGGTTTATTGCTTCTATTGTCTGTTTAGAAAATTGTTTACCCAACTCGTCTGATGGGTCGATCCAGAAAAGCCGCTGTGTCATTTCTCCAGCAGATAATCCTTCTTGTAATCCCTCTGTTATTTGTTTTCTTACCATTCCAATTATTTTGTTTTTCAACGACCCATCTCTAATGGAAAGGTGTTCTGCAGCATGTTGTTGAGCATATTGAAGAGTCTTGTTTTCAAAATCAGAAAATTCAAACTTTGTCTTTATTTGTTCAGGCTCATTAGGTATCTGTCCATATCTGTCTTCTATTTCATTGTAAGACATGGACTTCCTTTGATTTGCAGGTACGCCGTCTTTTTCCAGCTTCTGTAATAGTTTTCCAAATAATCCTGCTCTTACAACCATTTCTTCTTCAACGTTTCCTATCTTGTCGTCTAAGAAATCTACTATGTCGTTTGACATCTGAGTCCAATCAGTTTCTGTTAGAGGTTCTTTTGTTTCTGGATTATATGTTATTTTTCCCTTAAATTTTATTGGTTCAAGTGGTTTTCCTTTATTAAACCCAAATTTTTTAAAAAAATTTAAGGACGTCTTAAATTTATCTCTCAATCTAGAAAAAAGACTTTTATAAAAAAGAATATTATTTACTTCTTCACCATTTGATATTTTTAACAAAGTATCTTTTTCTATTTTTATTGATTTCTGCATATGAGTTGGATCTACATCCAGTTTTAATGCAAGTCCTATTGCTATAGATTTTAATACTTCTTCGACATATCTTATTAAAGCTTCAGAATATTCTCGCACCCATGCAAATTCGCTAATATCATATTTAGCTAATTCATCTGTTGCTTTTATTAATAGTTCATTTACTTCAAATTCACTTTTTATTAAATTTTCTGATAGTTTTAATTTCATATCTTTTTATATTAATTTACCATATATTTCTTCAATTTTTTATTTTTTTTTAATCCATTTTGTATCTTTATAAGGCTTAACATCTCTTAACATTACTGTTTTAATTTTTCCTTTTACATTACCACGAATTCCATAATAATTTCCTTCTAAAGTTCCTTTTTCTTTGTTTATTTTTGTAATTTTAATAACTGTACCATCATCCAATTGTACAAAATCACCAATGTTCTTTCCATTCTTCTCAGCTTCTTTTGTTTCTTTATCTTTTTTTAATTTTAATTTTTTTTCTTTAACATCTGATCTAACAGTTTCTTTTTCAATTTGAATAGGTTGACCATTTTGCCATTCAAATATAATTCTTCTTGTTCCGTCTCTAATTATTGTCAAATCCCCATCTTTTACACCACGATAAGATCCAGCTGGGATTATTTCTTTGATTTCCTCATCTGACATTTCTGATAAATCTCGTGTGGTTGATATCATTTCTGATGATTTTTTTTCTAATTTTTCTTTTTTAACTGGTACCCAAACCCCTTCTTTTATTTTTTTTCTGCCTTTTGAAACTGTTCCAATAGGCATCTTCTTAGATTTAATAAGACTGACCTCCCCAGTATTTTTGTTTATAAACAAACTAGAAGACTTACTCATTGTTTTACCTCCCATTTTTTTATATACCTCTGTGACCATCTTCCAATAAGACTCTTCAGACATTCCTTTTTTTCTCTTTATTTTAGACTTGGCTTTCTGCCAAATTGCTTCGTCTCTTTTATTTTTTACAAATCCCGGCATAATTGCCTCCTTATTTTTCTATTATTATACCTTTTTTCATTATTTTCTTCAAGGCTCTTATTCCTTTTTCACATGATTTCTTATTGATATATCCTTCACTTGACGCAACTATTTTATTATTAGTTGAAATTGCTCTAAACCTGTATTCTCCTCTGCTGTCATGGTAAATAACTATTGTGGGTTTTAGATTTGATATTCCTAAAATCTTTTTAAAAAATTTCACTATTTTCATTTTTTTGCTCCTTTCTTTTTTACTTCATCGTAGTTCCCTTTTGGAACCCCTATTATAGAGTTGTATGCTTTCTTTAATGGGATATATCAGAAATAATCCTCTCCTTTTAATTTAATATAAAACAAAGTTATTTTTTCCACAAAGCCTTGGCAATCATCTATTCGTATTTCTTTATCCTCAGCTATATTGTAATCATTTATTAATTTGTATCTTAAATATTTTAACTTTATAAAATCCTTAACAAATAGAGCTATCAAGAAAATTCCTATAGGAACAATTATAAACTTAAAAAATCCAGTGTTTAAAATATAATCAACTGTTTGTTTTGACTCAAACATTTTTTTCACCTTCTTCTAATTTTTTCTCCATTTTAATTAATACTGAATAATAATTTTTAAATTCTTTTAAATGATCTTTTGCTATCATTTTATAAACCTCTTCTTCTGGTGGCAATTTTCCATGTTTATTAAAATAATCTTCTATAAATTTATATGTTCCTTTGTGTTCTGTTTCTATTTTTTTTCCAATTTCTAATTGCTTTGATTTTGTAAGATCTATTCTTTCATCATTTAAAAAAACATTTATAAAATTAGTAAAATCATTCCATATTTCTGACTTCAACAAGTATTTCTCTATAACAGGTTTTATATATTTCTTAACAGATTTTGTCACAGCTGCTTTTGATATCTTCATTAATCTAGAGACTTCTGCTTTGTTTTTTCCTTGTGAAATATACTTGAATATATTTTTTGCAGTATCATTCTTTATAGCATCACCTATTTTGCTAATAGTTTCCTTAAATTCTATTTCTTCTATATCTTTACCAGATCTAACATCAGGAATTTTTTCTTCTAATTCTGCCTTCTTACCTTCCTCATCTTCAAAAGAAATATTTATAGATTTTTCATTCATAGACTTAGCTAATCCTTTAAAAATATAACCAGTCACATATTTTCTTGTATAACTTAGAAAAGCTTTTGGATTTCTAGAAATATCAAAATTATTTATAGCGTTTATAAATCCTTCATTTGCATCTTGTAAAGTATCTTGAAAACTATCTAATCTTGATTTCATTTTGTTTACTGTACTAACTATGAAAGCCTGATTTTCTTTTATAAAATTATTTCTGAATTTATCATCTTTTTTTAATTTTTTTATATCTTCTATTGTTACTTTGTTTAAGCTTACTTTTTCTGTTTTTTCTGATATTGGCACCCATTTTCCAGTAGCAAGTTTCTGGTATTTTTTTCCTTTATAAAGTCTCACTGTTCCTACTGGAAATTTTTTTGATTTAAAAAAATCATTTGCATCTAACTTTTTATCTACTATAAATATTAATTTCATTGATTGTCCTTTTTCATATCTATAAGTTTTTTTGCCAATTGACCTTTATTTTTATTATGAATAGGTTTGAAGGTCTTAGCTATTTTTTTATTTTCTACAAATTCAACTTTTATTGGATGTTCTTCTATTTTTTCAATATTGATATTTTTTTTCATTTTTTCTTCATCAAACAACTTTACATTTGTCTTTATTACTTTTATACTTCTATCAACAAACTCATTCATTTTGTGAACTTTTTCTGTTATTTGTTCTGTTAAATGTTCTATAGCTATACTCATTTTGTATATTCCTTTATCCTAAATGATAAATTTTTAAGTTCTACTGTAACGTCTAAAATTCTTTGTATTATTTGATCAACATTTCTTATCATTGTTTCTTGGAAAGCTTTATCTTTTTCTCTATTTTTATCAAATTCATGATATGCATTTTCCAATTTATTTATAGATTGCTCCAACTCACTCAATTTTTCTTTAAAAACTTTGTGATCTAAAGAAAAATCCTTTGAATGATTAGCTATAATATCTTTTATATTTATTTTATCCTTGTTTGCTTTATGATATTTGTAAAAAAGATACAATAATAAACCTATTATCATAACACAGACTGCAACAACAGCCCATGAACCGTATAATTTAAAAACTTCAACTATGTCTCTTAAAAAACCAATTATTTCTTTAAACATTAAAATCTCCTAATCTATAACTATTTCAATATACTCCCCTTTAGATTTTAACATATCCTCATTAACATTTTTCTTAGATTTAAACTCTTTTTCATCAAATTTTTCATCTGTTAATTCTTGTGATTGTTCTTCAAATTGCCCCTCATTCTCTTCACCAAAGCCTTGTTCTTTCATTGCATCCATTTGTTTGCCTTGCAAAAATACTTGTGAATTTATTATGTCTCCGCCTTCTATAGGTTTCAGATCTTTTTCTTTTCTTTTTTCATTTATAGTCATATATACTGAAGTTTGTTTTTCATCTATCTCCAATTCGGCTTTTTGGTTTATTCCTTCTATTCCAACAAATTCTACATAATAAGGATCCCATTCTGGAACCATATCTTTTATTTTGTTTATCCATCCTTGATGAAAGCCTAATATGTCTCTTAATCCTCTGTCTTTTGAATATACTATTTTACTTTCAGGGTTATCATACATTACACTTTGTGTTCTATTAAACCTTATTCCCAATTCTGCTGGGTCTATTCCATGAATTGCACATATCCAACTACATAATACTTGAACATATTCATTGAATTCCATATCCCTATTACTTGAAATAATTGAATTCCATTTAGCTCCGTGCTTAAGAAATGGAGTTCTCCACATCCCCTTAACTCCCCTAAACATTGCTACCCATTCTCTTTGAAGTTCTTCCAGGTCTGGTTGGTCTACATCACTGTCAAAAGAGAAGAAACCTTTAGGCTGGGAACCTGAATTGAAAATCTCTTTGTTGTAAGCCATAGCAAATAACCATGCTGTTATTGCATCAATACACATTTCTAAATATGAATATCCCCAACCCCTTTTATCAATCTCCACTCTTTTATTCATGTAATCAAAGAGCAAGTCATCCTTAGTAAAAACTTCTACTACTCTTCCATCAATTTCCTGAACGAATTTTATTTTTTTATCTCCCTCATATCCTACATCTGGTAACGTTCTTTTTATTGTAACTCCATCTAAAACCCAAAAATCGAGAAGTCTTCCCTTTTTATCACGTCTCAATGAAAAAGCCAATTGATCAATTGTCATAACTTCCCTTGTAGCCAATTCTATAATATCACATAATTTATCCTCTCTATCTTCTGCACCTGAAAAATCAGTAAAACCACTATTTAAAAAGAAATCTTCTATCTGTTTCATTATAACTTTATCTTTTTTATTTGGAGTAGCGTCTCTATCAGCTAATCTGCATTTTAATCCTTGCTCTTTCTCATTATAAGCTCTCTTTGTAAATGGTTTTAACTGCATACATCTTATATTTTGAATAGCCCCTATTGGATATACTCTATGAGCAGCTTCTCTTAATATCCTAAATGATAAATTAAAAAATCTTTCTCTTACTCCTCTAGCCGTTGTAAGTGATCTTGACATCCAATCCTGTGGGTATATAATTCCCTTTATATTTGGATTTATAGCACCTGCCCCTCTATCAATGCTTGCTCTTCTATTAAAAGATTTCATATAATCTAAACCGAAACCTTCTATACCCTTTAATTTTTCATATGATTCTAATTTATCATGATCTATCGCAGAATTTTTTTTATATTCATTTGAGTTTATTCTACCAAAAGTTGAATCAATATTGTTTTTACCTAATATTGACATTGAATTCATAATAAAACTCCTTATAATAAAAAAGGTCACATACAGAACAATTACTTAAATCCTATATGTGACCAAAAATTTAATCTATGTAGCGGTGTGGGCGTACAGATTTATGTTTTTTAAACATTTATCTTTCATATTATTTATAAAATACAAAAGTAAAAGTCACTAGTAAACAACAAACTTCAAAAAAATTGTTAACTTTTTTTAATCTTATTTTTTAATTTATTTTTAGATTTTATTAAATAAGGTAAGTCTAAGAAGTCTAATACTAATTTATATATTTTAAGTTCACTTTTATATTTTAGTAATATCTCTTCTTTCTTTAATGAAATTATATCTTCTATTATTTTATCTCTTATCCCCATCTCATCCCCTTAATTAAAATTACGAAGGAAACCTAGAATAAATTGAAGATGATTCTATTTCTGTAGTATACCATTCTTCTATAACTTTTAAATTATTTTTAACTATATCTTCACTTATATTTTTATTATTTAAAGAATCAATATAAATATTAAATTCAACAGATTTTTTTGATTTCTTATTAACTATCTTAGTTCTTGCCTCTAAAGCTTTGAAAGCTTCATTTTTAACTGGCTCTTTATAAACAAAAACAAAAAAATTTGATAAATCAAATTTTAAAAACTCCTTATTCTCCTCTATTAATTTCATTTTATATCACCTCCTATTTTTTCATATTTAAAAATAACCCTATAATTTTCTTTCATATCAAATTTGTTTATTGAATTATTTTCTAAATTAATTATCTCTTTTAATTTGCCATTTTTATAATAATGATAATGAACTTCTTTATACATTTTTCTTTTTAAATAAGATATGACATCACCATTAAATGAAACTTTTTCTTTTACTAATTTCCCAGATTTACTGTATATTAATTTGTTAATATATTGAAGCTTTCCATTTTTAAAAATATTCTTACGTATAATTCTATCTCTTTTATCATAAAAATATTCAACATCATCAATAATTTCACCGAATGAATTATACATCTTTTCGTATTTTAATAAGTTATCTTTATAGAAATATTTTGTCTTTCTAATTAAATACATATCATCAATATAATTTTCATATACATTCTTCTCAACCAAATTACTTTCTTTATTATATTTATAAACATATATTTCAACTATTCCATTATTATAATTAGAAACTCTTTTTATTAATTTCTTTTTAGTATTATATTCAAACGAAGAGTAATAACCTGAAACAAGATTGGTTTCTTTTGTAAGTATATTATTTTTATAAAAAGACATAAACAAATCATTTGTTATACTCACTTTATTGCCAAACTTTTCTTTAAATATTATATGATATTCTTTAGTCAAATAAGAATTATATCTAGAACTAAATATATTAATTGGAGTTATAGATAAAGTTATTAACAAAAAAATAAATTCAACACGTTTCATATTGCACCTCCAATAATATAATACCTTAAATAATGAAAATAGTTAACTATTATCTTTTATTATCTCTTGTGTTTCTTTTATTAGTTTTTTTAAATTTGTATTTAAACCAATTATTGATTTCTCTAATTTTTTAGATTCTTTTTCTACTTTAGAAAATTTTTCCCATATTTTTTTAAAACCATCAAATACATATACGTTATTTTTCATAATAACCTCCTAATCTTCCAATAATTTTTGTACTGCTATTTCTTCAACCGATGTTGAAATTAAGCAAACACTTTTCTTTTTTCCATATTCATGTTTATAAACAACCCATTCTTTAAAAAGAGAATCCCAAACCATCCATTTATTACCATTTGATATTCTTAAGTTTTTATCTTCTTTTTTTAAAGCTTCAACTATTGTTATATAAAATGTTTTTTCATCTTTCACAATAATCTCCTTAAAATTTAATGCTATTATCATCTATTAATTTTGCTAGATCATAATCTTGTTCATAATTAGTTTCTATATATTCATCAAAATCCATTCCCTCTTCATTTTCCCAATCAATCCATTCGTTTGAATCTTCGTCAAGCATTTGTACACCAGAAGCATTGCTAAAATCACCTTTGATATTTTCTTGAAATTGAAATTGGTCATAAACAGACAAAACATCTAATATCTTTTTAGCTTCTTCGATAGAACTTACATCAACATAAAATGCTTTACCGGAAATTTGTGGATTATGCCATATTCTTAGTTTTATCTTTTCTTTTAAAGATTTTGAAAAA